TTAGTAATTGGCTCAATGTCCATTACCGTATTGTCTTCTTCAGTAGCCTCAACAATCTCTTTACCTAATTGGATAGGAGATGTAATCTTTAAAGTGCAACCTTCACAGGCGCTGGGATTTAGCTTTTTAAAAGTCTCGCAGGTATAAGGTCCTTTTGTTTCATTAGCCTTTCTATCGGTCTCCTCAGGACTATACTCAGGATGCTTTTTAGATAGGTTATGGATACCCAAATCCCTGTCCACACAATGCTGGGCAATGCTTAATCCAGCCCTCCAAAGAGGCTCTTCTAAATCCGCTTGATTCTCATAGATATTAGCTAGTTGCTGGCAACCTTCACCTTGCAACGACTTCATCATTATGGTCTTAAACCTAGCCTGACTACTACCCATTAGCGCCAGCGTAGTGGCATCCATAGGGCGCTTGAACTCCGCCTTATCCAAGGCTTTTAAAATCTCTTCAGTAGGGGTCAAGATACCAGCTATGTCGTCCAATGACACAACTGGTGCAGTCATTAGAACTTCTACTTGAATAGGGTTCTTAAAGTCTTTAAGGTGCAAGGTGTTTGGTACACGCAAAATCCTAGCCGCATCCGTTGTTACAGAAGGGTCAGCATTAAAGTCATGCTCCACACACAACTGCTTCAAACGCTCGGCAAAAGGTTTCCACTCGGCTCTAGGGATTTCCTTGTCTAGAACCCAGTAAACGTGCGCACCACGACCCGATTTAACCACCATAGGCTTGGGTAGCCCTGTGCTTTTACAGAAGCTTCTAAGAGCCGTTAAACCAGCATTTATATCGGTATAGGGTTTACCCTCACCACAATCAACGTCTAGGAAAAAAGACTTTAAAGCTACCGCATTAGTCGCATATCGACCTTGGTCTGCGGATGTAAATTTTGCCAGTGCAAAGAAAGAATTGAAATTCTCACTAACTAGTCTATCTGCTTCAGCACTGAGTTCTTCAATACTTCCTACAAACTTCTGTTCAATCGAATTCTTTTCAACTGCACTATTGCCCCAACTGCAATATTGTTCCCCTTCTTGTAGGGGTGGTAATACTAAAGATAGAAACTCTGTCCTCGAAAGCATAGCCGTCCTTGTTGTACCGTTTTTTATTATTAAAGGATTGGGCAGGAGTGTTACGGCACACACTCTTTTCGGTAGCTAACCTAGCCCCCCTCGTTACCATTAACCTACTTTTGAAAGCAGTTTTGTCATTTTTTCAGCGTATTTGCCTGATACGATTGATTCACCCTTAAACCATGCATACACAGTCATTCTACTAACTTTAAAGTGTTCTGCGACATCTTGTACGGGTATATCCTTAGTTAAACAAAACTTACCTAACTTAACCCCAAGTAGTTTGGGGTCAGCGGATTTGATTTCCTCCGCCATTGCTAGCGAATATCCTTTAGGCATTATTCATCGTCCCAATCACTAAGAATTTTAGAAATGTCTTTCTTTGGTGCGGGGGCTTCATCTTTCTTAGCCACACGCTTGACTGGCTCGGCAACTACTTCTTCCGTAGGGGCTTGCTCAACTTTTGCCTTAGGTGCTGACAACTTAGGCTTTACACCATCAGTATCAGACACGGTCATGGTAATAGCTTTTTGAGCCTTATCGGATTTACCTTGAGTAATAACAATTTCATGCTCATCAGAATCCAAAACACGCATTGGCTTAAAAGCAATCTTAGGTGTAGCGGCTTCTGTATCAAAACGCATTTCAGTTACCACCGCAGTAATAGGAACACCCTTGCTACCAATCATCTTGGCATAAGTTTGTAGAGGCCATTTTCCTGGTTCTCCAGCACCAAAGATAGAAGAAGCTGGCAAGGTTAACTGCATTACTTCGCCTTCTAAATCATTAGCCAATACAACTGCTAAACGCTGACTAAAACGGCAAGCACGGGAATCGCCTTGACCTGACCCTTTAGCATTTTGTGGGCAGTCTACGCAACGGCTAGCTTGTGGGGCAGTAGCTTTAGCATCAGGAACTTCTCCGTCTGCTGACCAGCAATCAGGGGCTTTGGCTTCTCCACCTTCAGAGTATGTCCCAGCATAGAAAGTGCGGGATACCTTAGGTGCGGCGGCTACCACTACTACGTTCATAGCACGGTCTTCGTTCTTAGCAACTTCTTTACCGTTGACCATCATGCGCCATACACCGCCTTTGATAGAGATACGTTTCATTCCACCCGTGCCACCACTACCCATCAGGGCTCTTGTAGTTGCATCAAGTTCTACTTCTTTAAGATAGGATGGAAGACCGCTACCTAATACTGATAATTCATTGCTCATAATTATTCCTTACCTTTTGTAATTACTACACTCATTGTTGTATCCGCATATAACCCTGGCGGATGTAGATCAGGGTTCTCCTCCAAAAACTGCTCCATATTGGCGTTGTGTAATCGTTGTTGCAGTAATGCAAATGCATCATGTTCTTTAACAAAATTAAACAATTCGTGCCAATCACTAGTGTGATAATTCTTTTTGATTCGTTTGGAAATAGTTCCGTATTTGGTTCTTATTAGACTTGAACCTTGCTCTTTACATATTTCAAGAATTTCACTAGATATTAAGTTCAACTGTTCTTCTAACTCTTTATCTTCCTTGTAGATCTCTCGCCGTCTATCACGAATCTTGACGTAAATCTTTACAAGCTTTTCAGCGTTTAGTTCTTCACTCACTGCGCACTCCTTTCTTTTTATAACTACAACTACAGTATAAGGGCATTACTATACAATGTCAAGTATCTTCCATAATATTTTTATAAAGATCAATTAATCTAGTATGAATGTCCACCTTCTCTGACAACATCTTATAAATCTTTTTCTCCACAGGAGAGCCTTGCAAATGCACCACAGTACAGCGGTTGCGTTGACCAGCACGATGCACACGGGCATTGGCTTGAAGGTATGTTTCTATTGATGTAATCGGACCCCACCACACTACTACGTTAGCGGCATGAAGCGTTACTCCATGTGCGGCGGCTTGAGGTTGTATTACAAGGACTTGCGGGTTTTCTTCTGTCTGAAAAGAATTAAATATTTCTGTTCGTTTTGTTGCGGAAATACCACCATGAATCTTTTCTGCGGGTATACCCTTAGCTTTTAATTCATCTGCAATGATTTCGATTGCGTGTCTGAATGGTGCAAATATAATTACTTTGTGGCTGGCTTCTTCAATAACTTCTAAGAGTGCTGACAATCTACCGCCCGCATCAAACGCAATGACTTCTCCAGTATCCGAGTAGACTGCTCCACACGAAAGCTGTAATAGTTTATTTAAGTTGGCGGCGGCATTAACTGTTGTAATGGTTTCCCCAGCCGCTACGGTAAGCATATCTCTTTTAATTGCCTCGTAAAACTTTAACTGTTGGTTGGATAGAGGAGTTTCTCTAAATGTGTAGGTCATATCTGGCAAGTCTAGACATTCCTCTTTGGTAAAACGTATTGCTGGTTGAAGCGCTTCGTGGATGACATTTTGTGCATTAGCTTTCGGTATCCATTTAAACTGCGTAATCTTATTCATTACAAGGTCTCGGAACGCACCATAAAACTTAGGCACTCCATCAGGGTTAATTATCTTTGCCAATCCGTATGCATCTGTCGGTGACTGTGCGGCTGGTGTTCCTGTTAGCATCCATACCCATGTGGTTGGTTTAACTAGTTGTTTCAAAGTTTTCCAGCGCTTTGTAGCTACATTCTTGTAGGCATTTGCTTCGTCAATAACGATTAAATCAAACCCTACTGCTTCTATCTCGTCTCTAATTATCTCTACCCCATCGTAGTTAATAATTACAAATTCAGCATCGCTTTGGATTGCTTGTATTCGTTTGTCTCTAGAATAACTATGAGCAATGGCACAAGTTCTATGCATTGCAAATCTAAACAAATCGCCCTCCCAAGCAGACTGCATAATGGATAGAGGGCATAGCACCAACACACGCTTGATAGCACCAATGTTAATTAAATAGTCGGCAGCCCAAATTACGGAAGAGGTTTTACCCGTGCCTTGTTCGTTAAAACAGAAGGCTCTGCGGTGCATGGTTAGAAAAGCTGATGTTGTTTTTTGGTGGGCAAATGGTTTGTATGCGCCAGTCCATTCGTATTGCCCTTCTATCGGAGAAGGTACATTATTTATACGCAAGTTGCGTAGTACTTGGGCTTCATCTAGCCCCCACTTCACTAGCACTTCGCCTGAGTCTAAAACTTTTGATTTAGGAATAACAGTAGTTATCCGTTGTGGGTCTCTTAGTTTTAATAATAATGCTTTGTTATCAATGATTTGCACTCAAAACTCCAATGGGTTATCGTTCGAAAGTGGTCTTTCGATTTTTTATTTGACTCCTTACGGGAGTCACTCGGTTAGTTCACCCCCTATATGCTAACGTGAGGTATTACATATAGCAAAGCCCTAACTGGGGTAGTTCATTATGCGCACTTGCCCCTACACGCATGAAATTATTATATCACTTTTTTCGTTCACGTTTGCTAACTTCTGACACTAAATTCTTTTTTGCATCACGTTTAAATGAACGATTTGTAGAAGCACTTTCAATTCTATAACCGTCTTTAATTGAACCGCCCTTGTCCATAGCTTTTTTATGTGATATGTCTTTGCCATCGCCCTTATGAACTTTACCTTCTTTCAATAGCTTACGGCGGATTCTATTTCTTTCCACCCTGTTGGCTACTTGTTCGGGAGTATCTTCATACTCTGCGGCTTGCTTGTATTTACGATCTGCTTTGTTTTTATATGGCATATTAAACCTATCTATAATTGGATTTACCGTTATGAACGCAGTCTTTAACAGCGCACCATTTACTGCAACTGAAGTTCGGTTTTGGATTCCAAACATCTAATTCTATCGCTTTTTCGAGCCTATTGGTATCCTCAATCCAACGCATCCAATAGACCCCCTCTTTTTCTGCCTCGTAGTCGGCTTTTACAAACTCGCTGGCTACCACAAAAAGTAAGCCCCCCTTAACTTTTTTGACTTGGGGGTAGTGTTTGAACACCGCTAGGGATAGGATTTCCAACTGTTTTGTGTCGGCATACTTGGCAGACTTACCTGTTTTGTAGTCTATTACATAGGCACTATCATCTTTTAAAATAATGAGGTCGGCTACACCCCTCCACCAAACATCTTTGTCAAAAAAGCCACAGGGTTCAAGGGCCCTCGTTAAACCCAAACGTTCTTCACAAAGATGTTTACCGTTGATCTTACTCAGTAGCTCAAGAGGCTCACGTATAAAGGCATACTTCTCAGGAACAGGCTTTCCATCCCTAATAAACTCTTCCGCCGCTTTATGGACTTCCAGCCCATAGTTCAAATGCTCCGTAGGTGGGTCAATTACATCTTTCTTTACCCGCATTCGGTAATACTTCTGAGGGCATTGTTTAAATAAGTCTAAACTAGAGTAAGACCATGTATATTTAGTCATTCTGTTTCATTTCTTTTAATTGAGTCCAGTGGTGTGTAGGATACACATGATTATGCTTGGCATCGTAAACGTCATAAGCTAAAAAAGAAGGCACAAAAGGTTTAGTTTTTTGCTCGTGTGCCTCCAGTATAGGCATAACTTCGTCTATTATTTCTTTCAAGGTAATATTTTTTAACATCTACCATCCATGTCAAAATCATCTTCCTTAGGCTTACCCATTAACTCTTGCTTTAGCCTATTTATTTCATGTTGCTGGGCATGAATCTGCTCCCTTAACATAGCCTCTACCTCGTCTTGGTCATCTATCCACCCAGCAAACGGGATTGGTTCTCCTTTTTTCATTGCAACCACTCCTCGTCATCGTCTAAATCAGCGCTTTCAAGAACCATTTTCTTAGCCCGTTCAAATAACCACACCATCAAGGCTGAGTCGCCTGTGCTAGATACTAGTCGTTCTGCACCCATCTTAGTGTATCCAATTAACACTACAGATTCGTATTCTCCCTTGTTGTTTTCAAGTATTACATCAGGGTCTATATCGGCAGTGGTTTCGCCAGTAAAGGGTAGAATTTTATCGCTCATTTTTTAATTCCTTTCTTTTTCGCCACAGGCTTCTTTTTGGTAGTTGCCCTTGTAGTTTTGGGTTGAATAGGTACTTCAGCTTCATCGGGTCTAACTCTATATTCATCAATTGCTTTGGTAAGCATAGCAACAAGCCCCCATTGAACAAGTGTTTCGAGTCCTTCTTTATCAAACTTAACTTGAGCATCGGCTGACCCATCTTTGTTCTCCTTGATAATCTTTACTGCAATCTGCATAGCTTCTCCTTAGTTGTTTCTATGATAAAAATCTTTTGGGTTATTAAGCATTGCTTTAATAAGCTCATCTATATTAAAGAAGTATTGAATAACTTTTAATCCATTTGCTTGATAGATAGTAAAACTCATACTATTCCCTTAATGAAATAAAACAATACAAAATACACCAAACACCAATATGCCCATATAGGCTACATTGCACCAATACTCAAACCGCAACTGTCGTGGGTCATGTATTAACCACTTCTGAATTTCCAGCATATCGGGGTCTCGTTCTACATATCTAGGTTTAAGTGGGTTCTC